CCGCTGTTAAATTTGTAGATGAAATTGTTGTATATGAAACAGAAAAAGATTTAGAGGATTTACTTATGTTTTTGCCTATCACAATGCGTATATGTGGTGAAGAATATAAAGATAAGCCTTTAACCGGTCGTGATATTTGTGAAAACAGAAACATTAAAATACACTACAATTCACGCACACACCGCTTCAGCTCTTCTGAATTAAGAAGTAGAGCATATCAATCGGAGTTAAAAAGAAATGGCATTTCTAGTTCATAACGTATCACCAATTCAATGTTATGTAAAAAAAGAGTTTCTCTATGATTTTGAAAAAGGTCATGGTGAATATGAACCTTGTATTTGGATGACAATTAAATGCATTAAAAATCAAGCGTTTCGTATTGAAGCTTTATTACCAAATTATGGTGCTTTATATGATAAACTTCCTCTTCATGCGTTTGTTTCAAGGCAAACAGATTTAAAAAATGCAACTTTACCGTTGGACTACTTGCAAATTTGGGACTGTTTGAGTTATAATTTCACTATCATTGAAAAGGATAATCTTCGATTACTGAAGTGTAAATTTCTGGACAAAGATAGAAAGTGGCAATTTGGTCAATATATGTTTACGGTTGATTTTTGCCAAAACGACCCTGGTTACTTGAATACAGGATTTTCCGAAACAGTAGAAGAACACAAGAGTTACAACTTTATTAAAATGGATAACGGTCAATTTGCTGCACAACCAAATAATAAAACTTTGTTCTATGATTCCTCTCTGACGGTACCTGAATTTAGAACGCCAGATTTTAAAATAGCAACAAAGTTATATTCAGTAGAGCAATTTAGTAAACACTCTGCAAGAAATAACAATGACTTTTTTTATGACTTTAAGGAAACAAAATGAATCTTCGTGAATTAGCAAAGCGCCTGGCCATTGAAAACAAAATGCCACGAGCAGAGAAGTATGACATGGCTCTTCGTGAGTTTGATGAGCAGGTTGAAATTATTGGGTGGATGCAAGATCCAAATTATGATATGAAAGATTTTGATGGCCGAGAAATGTTATTTCCTAAACGCTGGATTACAATTGGTGTATTGCCAGCAGAAACTCAGGTGAAAGTATGATTATTAAACTTGTTACACTTAAAACAAATCATACAATTCTTGCAAAAATTGATTGTGTGAATGATGATACAATTATAATGAAAGAACCGGTTCAAGTAATCATGCAGTCAACACAACAAGGCCCAATGATAGGCTTTGCACCGTTTTTAGAATATGCTGAAGAATTTAATACAGGCATTAAAATTACAATGGATAATGTGTTATGTTTGACTACACCTAGCCGTGAGTTAGAAAATCAGTATAACAAAATGTTTGGCAGTGGTATTACAATTGCCTCTTCTATTCCAAAAATATGATATAATGTATGAATGACTAAAAAATATTATACTCATGTTCTATGCTTTGGTAATCACATTATGTATCGAGGCTTCAATAACGGTCGGAGAGTTAAACAAAAAATTGAATACTCTCCGACTTTGTATTTTCCAACTAACAAGAATACCGAATGGCGCTCACTACAAGGCGATGTATTAGAACCTAAATCATTTGGCTCTATCCGTGAAGCTCGTGATTTTATTAAGCGTTATGAAGAAGTGCAAAACTTTAAAATGTTTGGTAATACCAGACTAGAGTATGCCTATATCGCCGATACACAAAAAGGTATCATAGATTGGGACATAAACGACTTAGACATAGCCATCATAGACATTGAGGTAGGGTCAGAAAACGGCTTTCCAGATCCTTCAACCGCCAGCGAACCGGTGACAGCCGTAGCTGTAAAACGACTAAATAAAAGGTTAAGTGTTTACGGTTGTGGTGATTTCGTCAATTCTAATGAAAATGTTGACTATATTAAATGTGATGATGAATACACACTTCTTAAAACATTTCTAACTGATTGGGAAAAAAATACACCAGATATTGTTTCTGGTTGGAATATTAAGTTCTTTGATATTCCGTATCTGCACAATCGTATGCAAAAGATTCTTGGGCCAGATTTGACCAAGAAAATGTCTCCTTGGAATGGTATTGTTGAGCGTGAAAAAATTATTAAGGGTAAGAGACAAATAACATATGAGATTCTCGGTATTTCTTGTCTTGATTATATTGAGTTATACCGCTGGTATGCTCCTTCAGGTAAGTCTCAAGAGTCCTACAAACTAGACCATATTGCATCCATAGAACTTGGTACCAGCAAATTAGATTATTCTGAATATGATAATCTACATCAGCTTTATAAACTAAACTATCAAAAGTTTATTGAATATAATATCAAAGATGTAGAATTGATTGTTGACCTAGAAGATAAACTAAAGTTAATTGAACTTGCTGTAACTCTTGCGTATGATACCAAAACGAACTTTGAAGATGTATTTACTCAAACTCGTATGTGGGACTCTCTAATCAATTGCTATTTGATGGAACGAAAGATTATTGTTCCACCAAAAGAACGCAAAGAAAAAGAATCAGCATTTGAAGGTGCGTATGTTAAAGAACCACAAGTTGGCAAACACGATTGGGTTGCATCGTTTGACCTAAACTCACTGTATCCACATTTGCTAATTCAATACAACATTTCACCAGAAACAATTATTGAACCGCACGAATACACACCTGAAATGCGGCGACTTATTTCTGAGGGTGTAAGTGTTGATAAGATGCTTGATATGAAAGTAGATACAAGTAAATTAGATGGTGTAACTTTAACACCAAACGGCCAATACTTCACGACAAAGCAACAAGGTTTTTTGCCAAAAATGATGGAAGAAATGTATGAAGACCGTAAAAAGTTTAAGAAGTTAATGATTAAGGCACAACAAGATTATCAAAGTGAAACTGACCCAAAGAAAAAGATTGAATTAGATAAGCTAATTGCACGATACAATAATCTTCAGCTTGCAAAGAAAGTATCGCTAAACTCTGCTTACGGTGCTTTAGGCTCACAATATTTTCGTTTCTATGATTTGCGCCAAGCTCTTGCAGTTACACAAGCAGGTCAATTAAGTATTCGGTGGATTGAGAAGAAACTCAATCTGTTTATGAACAAATTATTAAAAACAGAAAAAGATTATGTTATTGCTTCAGATACAGACAGCATTTATCTCCGTCTTGGTGAACTTGTTGATAAAATATATAAAGAAAAGACGGACACTAATTCAATTATCACCTTCATGGACAAGGTCTGTGAAGATAAAATACAACCTTTTATTGACGAGAGCTATCAAGAGCTTGCTGACTATGTTCACGCATACTCTCAAAAAATGCAAATGAAGCGTGAAGCGTTGGCAGATAAAGGTTTATGGACTGCTAAAAAACGCTACGCATTGAATGTACATAATAATGAGGGTGTTGCCTATAAAGAGCCTAAACTTAAAGTGATGGGCTTAGAAATGGTCAAGTCATCTACACCGTCTGTTATTCGTGAAAAAATGAAACATGTTTTAAATCTAATGATGATAGGCACCGAAGAAGATGTGCATAAATTTGTTGCTGAATTTCGTGATCATTTCAACAAACTACCACCAGAAGAAGTGTCATCACCAAGAGGTTGCAATGGCATCGCACAGTATTCTGATTCAGCAACATTGTATAAGAAAGGCACACCAATTCATGTCAAAGGTGCTATTTTGTATAACTTTCATATTAAAAAGATGGGTTTAGAAAATAAGTATCCTATGATACAAGAAGGCGAAAAACTAAAGTTTGCATATTTAAAAATGCCAAATCCAGTTAAAGATACAGTTATTAGTTTTCCTCAGCGATTGCCAAAAGAATTAGATTTACAAGAATTTATTGATTATGATATGCAGTTTGAGAAAGCATTTTTAGAGCCAATTCGTGTTGTATTAGATTGTATGAATTGGAAAACAGAAAAACAAAATTCTATAGAAGATTTTTTTGCATGATACAAGTCATTTTTCCACTTGCAACTGCTTTAATACTTTCTATCATTGCAGCATTTTATTCTGTAATTGGCCTAGCACAAATATTTCCAGGTTCATTTTGGCCCATCATTTTCATGGGTGCAGCGTTAGAAGTTGCTAAACTTGTTACAGTTTCGTGGGTTTATAATAATTGGAATACAACTGCAAAAATAATGAAGTATTATTTTTCTACTGCGGTTGTTTTGTTAATGATTATTACATCAATGGGTATTTTTGGTTATCTTTCAAAGGCGCACCTAGAATCAAATGTAACTCTTGGTGCAAATACGGTTCAGCTAAAAACAATTGAAGCACAAGAAAAGATTGCTCGTGATCGATTAGAATATTTGCTTAAGCAAGCATCTGATCCTGAAAAAATTAATCCAAGAGTTGACCGTGATATTCGTGTTACACAAGCAGAGTTAAAAAAGTTAGCACAAGAAAAATTGCCTCTGATGGTTGAAGAAAACAAATTATCGGCAGAAATTGGTCCAATCAAATACATCGCCGAAATGTTTTATGAAAAAGAAGATCCATCATTTATAGATAAAGCTGTAAGAACCGTAATTATTACAATCATTGTTGTATTTGATCCACTTGCTATTTTATTATTAATTGCCTCACAACAATCATACCAAAATTATAAAAGCATACCAAACAAAGAATTTGTGGTAAAAACCGAAGAAAAGGTTGACAAAGAGCCCGAATATAGTATACAATATCCAGATGAAATAT